GTCATCATCTTTGTGTTGATGAAATTTATTGTTTGGATATCTGCTGTTAATGCTGAATCGGATTATGTCAGACGAGAACCTCTACGTAAACGAGGACCCTTCGTGGAGAATGCATATGCTGACGTTGATGCAGAGGAAGAGGAGTATGGAGATCGCACAGACTATCGATAAAGCTTTGTACGATTATTATTCGGAACAAGGTAAACCAGTACCACAGTGGAAAACTAAAAGGGATCCAGACTGGTGGACAGACTATTTAAAAAGTTTAGGGAGAGACCCCAGGAATCCATAGTGTATAGAGAACCACACCTTCAGAAGAAGTCGGATGAATGTGCAGACCTTTGGAGGGAGTGGTTTCGCTTGTTTGAAAAAAAGCATTAGGAGCACCAGAAGCACGACGTGCCTGGTGTAAGTGCTGTGATGAATTCAGCATAATGTGTCACGAAGAAGTCATGTCTAATCCTAGATATAAAGACATGAAGTATGAATGGAATGAACCTCCTCCTCCGCCCCCTGAATGATGTCAATGATGTGACATGGAGTATAGTCATAAGTTTGATTATACTCTTGGTGATGGTGGGATGGGTGATCAAATATATACTGGGTATCGACGAGAGGGAATCACATGCCAGAGACCGACGAGTGGGCTTGCACCCTGACACTGGGGATCAAGGAAGTCAGGATGATGTATGATCACTTCGACTATTCTATTAAGATGTGGCCTGGCGCTCCTGCTCGTCCTATTGAAGAGCAAGAATGGTTGGACATCATGAAGAAGAGGATGTTTGCCATGATTGCGGACTATAATTATACGGAAATTGATTGATTGTAAAGTCAGGATAAATAAATCGTAGCCATTCTTTACATTATTTTCTCCTACATAGCATTATAATACCTGTAGCAGAGTGTTACATATGCTTGGAGTCTACGTAGTAATCACAATCGTTCTTTTGTTAGTTGCTTATGCAGGTCCAGAAGAAACGATGCGATTATTTGCATACATGGACTTACAGTTGCGCTATGCGTGGGTTAGGTTTAGAATGTATCTCATGCGTCGTAAGTTGGAACAACAACTTATTAAAGACCTACCTGAATACAACAAACTCATAAAGGAACTCAAAAACGATGACCGAGGAGAATAGGGAATTATCCGACCTTAAAATGGATAGAAAAGAATGCGAAAAGTGCGGTGCCACCTGGATTAATGGTCAGCATGTCTGGCGTGGCACTGGGAATACATCTGACTCTAGTGAGCTTGACCTTGCTGGTCTTGTCTGTAACAAGCTTGGTAACCATCAATGCATCAATCCGATGAAGGGTAAAGAAGGTGGTCAGACTTGGGAATACAGGGCTGGTTATATCGATGGTATGATTTCTGAAAAGAAAAAATCGATGGAGGAGATGCGAGACAAGTTCGGTGATCTCTAAATACTAGTGGTGAACTAGTTTTTCTCATGGCATCCGATCAGATTTATCTTGGTAATCCGCTTCTAAAGAAAGCGAACGTCAAGCAAGACTTTACCAAGGAACAAATTGCAGAGTATGTAAAGTGTGCTAACGATCCTGTATACTTCACCAAGAATTATGTACAGATCGTCTCACTCGATGAGGGTCTGGTGCCATTTAAAATGTGGGACTTCCAAGAAGAACTAATCAGGAAGTTCCATAAAGATAGATTTAACATTGCGAAGCTGCCTCGACAGACTGGAAAGTCTACGACGGTGGTTTCGTATTTGTTGCATTATGCGTTGTTTAATGACAGCGTTAACATTGGTATCCTCGCTAACAAAGCAAGTACAGCAAGGGATCTACTCGGTCGTCTTCAGACAGCATATGAAAACTTACCGAAATGGATTCAGCAAGGCGTGATATCATGGAACAAAGGTTCTATGGAGTTGGAAAATGGCAGTAAGATATTGGCAGCTTCTACATCTGCGTCTGCTGTCCGAGGTATGTCGTTTAACATCATCTTCCTCGATGAGTTTGCGTTCGTTCCAAACCATATTGCAGAGTCCTTCTTTGCCAGTGTTTATCCTACTATTACTTCTGGTAAATCGACGAAAGTAATTATCATCTCTACCCCACAGGGTATGAACCACTTCTATAAGTTGTGGACAGATGCCCAGAATGGTAGGAATGGATATACATGGCACGAGGTACACTGGTCACAGGTGCCTGGTAGGGATGAGAACTGGAAAGCAGAGACAATTAAGAACACGTCAGAAAGACAGTTCACCCAGGAGTTTGAATGTGAATTCCTGGGATCTGTTGACACACTAATTTCTGCTGCTAAACTACGTGCTTTAACTTTTACTGATCCCATTACCAGAAGTAAGGGACTTGACGTATATGAAAAACCAGCAGACAAAGCAGAATATATTATTACGGTGGATGTTAGCCGCGGTATTGGTGGAGACTATTCTGCTTTCATCGTCTATGACATTACTACAGTTCCATATAAAATAGTTGCCAAGTACAGGAACAACGAAGTCAAACCGATGTTGTTCCCCAACGTTATTAATGACGTTGCTAGAGCATACAATAATGCATGGGTTCTATGCGAGGTAAACGACGTAGGAGACTCTGTAGCGTCGATTCTAAATTATGACCTAGAATATCCTAACGTGCTTATGTGCGCCATGAGAGGGCGTGCAGGGCAGATTGTAGGGCATGGATTCTCTGGAGCTAAAACACAGCTCGGTGTCAAGATGAGCGTGACTGTGAAAAAAGTTGGTTGTGCTAACCTCAAACAGATTGTTGAGGATGACAAACTAATCTTCAATGACTACGAAATTATATCAGAACTTACTACGTTCATTCAGAAGAAGCAATCCTTTGAAGCTGATGAAGGATTTCATGATGACCTAGTAATGTGCATGGTAATCTTTGCCTGGTTGGTCCAGCAGGATTACTTCAAAGAAATGACTGACAATGATGTCAGGGCACGTATCTATAACGAACAGAAGAATCAAATCGAACAGGACATGGCACCGTTTGGTTTTATCACTACAGGTCTAGAAGGTGATGAAGGATTTGTAGACGATGGAGCTGTCTGGGAGTATGGAGATACTCAAGAAGATGTATCATATATGTGGAGTATCTGATGGATGTAGAAGATCTGTTTGATTTAGATACTGTTCTGTTTAAACAGAGGAAGTGTAGGTCCTGTGGAAAAACAAAGGATTTGACGACAGACTTCTACCGATCCAGACCAGATAGAACATCTTTGTCTGCCTGGTCCTACGAATGTAAGGACTGCACAAAGAAAAGAGTAAAGAGTAAAAAGCGTAACCAAAGAGAAGACGTATATCCAGACTGGTAGTGGGTTCGTGCATGGTTTCCCCAGTTGAAAGTTCCAAAAATCTAAATACCTATAGATCAAATTTGGTTACTCAAGGAGAAAAACATGGCAAGTCAAGTCTCGCCTGGAATTAGATTAAGAGAGCGTGACCTATCTAATGCTGTTGTAGTCGGCGCATCGGAAATTACCGCTGCCCATGCATCAACTTTCCAAAAGGGTCCTATTGGAAAGGTTGTGAATATCGCGTCCCAAAAAGAATTAATTTCGGTATTCGGTGCTCCCACCGAAGAAAACGCCGAGGACTTCTTCGTAGCATCGGAGTTCCTAGGATACGGCGGTCGCCTCGCAGTCGTTCGTGCTGCTACTGGCGTTAACAGTGCTTCCGTTGCTGGTGGCGCAGTTCTAGTCAAAAACGATGAGGACTGGGAAGCAGGCAATGGAACAGGTAATATGTTCGTTGCAAGAACTGCAGGTACACACGCCAACGGTTTGAAGATCGTTGCTGTTGACCGTGGTGCTGACCAACTCGCAACCCTAACCGCAGCACCTGCTGGTCTCGCTGCTGGTGATACCGTCACCTTCACTGGTGGCAAGAAAGCAGTCGTTTACAGCTGGGATGCTGGAACACTCACCGCTGCTCTGATCCTCGACGATCCTACTAGCAGACTAACCACTGCTGATAGCATCGACACACCTGATACTGGTGTTGTTGCTGGTCTGACTGCAGTTACCGCTGCTGGTACTCTCTACGAGAACGCAACTGGCGTAGCAACAACTGGTGGATCTGGTTCGGGTCTGACCGTTGACATCACTGTCACAACTGGTGTTCCTCTCACACTACTTGGTGGTGCTGGTGGATCTTCCTATGTTACCGCAACTGGTGTCGCAACTACAACCAATGGTTCTGGTACTGGACTAACCGTTGACATCGTTGCTGATGGCGGTTCGATCACATCTATCGCAATCAATGCACCTGGTTCTGGTTATGCAGTCGGAGATACTTTTACTGTTGCTGTTGGTGGTAACGACGGCGGTGGTTCTATCGGTACTGTACGTGGTGGTGTTGCTACCGTTGCTATTGCAGCAGCTGGTACTGGATACGTCTCTGGCGACAGCATCACCGTTGCTGGTGGTGGAGCTGATGCAACCTTCGACATTGCCGCTGTAACCGACACTGCAATCACAATCAGTGCAGTTAAAGACTGGTACACCAACACCCTAATCCCTGGCACTAGCCTAACTTTGGGTGCAATCGGTCCTCGCCCTGGTACTTCCCAGTTCGCCGCAGATGCTGGCGTCTCTTACGATGAGATGCACCTTGCAGCAATCGATGGCGACAGTGTTGTTGAGAGAATTCTATTCGTCTCCAAACTATCTGACGGTAGAAATGCAGAAGGTGCTGCTAACTTCTACAGAGATGTAGTTGCTGCACAATCTACACACTTCTTCAACGGAACCGCGATTCCTGCTCCTACACAACCTGCTTCTGCTGGTGGTGGTATTGCACTCGATCAACCTGCTGCAGATTCTGCTGGCAAGTTGCTCCTCTTCGGTGCTAAAGCATGGGATCTAACTGGTGGTGCTGACGACTACGATTACACTCCTGCAGAAATCGAAGCAGCATTCGATGAGTTCGGTGATACCGAACTGGTTCCTACGCTGAACTTCATCCTCATGGGTGGTTCGATGGCAACCGAAACCGACACCAAGGCAAAGGCAAATAAGGTCATCAGTATTGCAGCAGCAAGAAAAGATGCAATCGCATTTGTTTCTCCTCACAAGGCAAACCAAGTCGGAACCAACGGTGCTCTGACTGCCATCCAACAAAGAGAGAATACTCTCAACTTCTTTAACGGCATGACCTCCACGTCCTATGCTGTTTTCGATAGCGGTTACAAGTATTTCTACGACCGCTTCAACGACAAGTATCGCTACATTCCTTGCAACGGCGATATCGCTGGTCTTTGTGTTGCAACTTCGAGTCTCCTCGACGACTGGTATTCCCCTGCTGGTGTCAACAGAGGTTCCCTCCGTAACGCTATCAAACTAGCATACAACCCCAGCAAGGCAGACAGAGACGAACTCTATCAGTCCAGAATCAACCCTGTTGTTGTATTCCCTGGTAGTGGCGTCACTCTGTTTGGCGACAAGACTGCACTTGCATCTCCTTCTGCATTCGATCGTATCAACGTTCGTCGCCTCTTCCTCAATGTTGAGAAGAGAATTGGAGATCTTGCGAAGACAGTTCTATTTGAACAAAACGACGCGACCACCCGCTCTTCCTTCCTAGGTGCTGCTACCAGCTACCTCGCTGAAGTCCAAGCACGTCGTGGCGTAACTGATTTCCTCGTGGTATGTGATGAGACCAACAACACCCCAGATGTTATCGACCGTAACGAGTTCGTTGCAGAACTATTCCTGAAGCCTACTCGCTCGATCAACTACATCACAGTAACATTCACCGCAACGAAGACTGGCGTCTCGTTCGATGAAGTAATCGGTAACTGATCAATAGAGGAATAAAACAATGCCAAAAATTTCACAGTTTATTAGTAGAATCGGTGAGGGCGTCAAGCCCAATATGTTTATGGTCAAGATCCCCTTCCCAACTGCATTGGGTGGGGGTAATGACGAAGATGTAAACCTGCTCTGCAAATCCACCGCACTTCCAGCGTCTAACCTGGGAGTCATCGAAGTTCCTTTCAGAGGAAGAACCGTTAAGATCGCTGGTGATCGTACATTCGACACCTGGTCTGCAACCTTCTTCAATGATAAGAGCATGAAGATCCGTGGTAAGTTTGAGCAATGGTTGGAGTCCATGAACACCCACGAGCAGAACAATGCTCCTCTCTTCAGACCATCTGAAGACACGGGTTACATGAAGAAGATGATCGTCCAACAAATGAGAAAGGACGACAAGGCTCCTAAAGAAGATGGTTCTGGCACCACAGTTCTTCGCGAGTACACCCTGAACTACGCATTCCCAACTAGCATCTCCCAGATCGATCTTGCTTATGACAGCAACGATCAGATTGAAGAGTTCACAGTTGAGTTCCAGTATTCTTACTGGACAGCAAAGTCTGGTGGCGAAGCATTCACAGCAGACATCATCAAGTGATGTTTTTATGACCTGATAAATAATACATATCAGGTCATTTTAACAACACTGTCATGAGTCAACTATTTGGTTTTTTAATCAAAGATGGCGGGAAGGACAGGGGTCAATCCCCTGTTCCTCCCAATAGTGATGATAGCGTAGCCACCGTAGCAGGTGGCTATTTTGGTACTTATGTAGATGTAGAAGGCGTCTCCAAGAACGAGTACGAACTACTCAAGCGATATAGAGACATGTCGCTACACCCAGAGGTAGACACCGCTATCGATGAAATCGTAAACGAGTTCGTTGTCAGTGACGCTGATGATGCTCCCGTTGAGATTGAACTATCCAATCTTCAGATGGGTGCAACGGTCAAGAAAAAGATCCGTGATGAGTTCGATCACATCTTAAAGATGCTGAACTTCGACAAGAACGCTCATCAAATTATTCGTAATTGGTATGTGGATGGTAGGGTATATTACCACAAGGTCATCGATCTTGAAAACCCCAAAGCAGGTATTCTAGAACTACGAAACATTGACGCGCTCAAGATTCGTAAGGTTCGTCAAAAGGTTGTCAACCCAGAGGTTGCTGCAAATCCCCAAGCAGTCAAAGGAACTGCATTGCAGTATGACTGGGGTGATTACGTAGAGTATTACATCTACCAACCCAAAGGATTCTCTGGTTCGATGTCACTGCCACACAACAGTGCGTCAGACTTCTCAACCAATAACGGAATCAAGATTGCATCAGATGCTATCGCAACAGTCAACTCTGGTGTGATGGATCTGAACAAGAAGTACAGTCTGTCTTTCTTACACAAAGCAATCAAATCTCTCAATCAACTTCGTATGATTGAAGACTCTCTGGTCATCTATCGTTTGTCCAGAGCACCAGAACGTAGAATTTTTTATATTGATGTTGGTAATCTTCCTAAAGTCAAGGCGGAACAATACCTCCGTGATGTTATGGCACGTTATCGTAATAAGTTGGTTTACGATGCTTCGACGGGAGAGATCAGAGATGATAAAAAGCACATGAGTATGCTGGAAGACTTCTGGTTACCTCGCCGCGAAGGTGGTAGAGGCACAGAAATCTCCACACTACCTGGTGGTCAGAACCTAGGTGAACTTAAGGACGTTGAGTATTTTAAAAAGAAACTCTACAACTCCCTGAACCTGCCACCCTCTCGTCTCACTGACGACAACAAAGCATTCAACCTAGGCAAGTCTACAGAGATTCTACGCGACGAACTGAAGTTTAGTAAGTTCATCGGTCGTCTTCGCAAGCGTTTCTCTCGTTTGTTCCACGACATTCTCAAGACTCAACTCATCCTCAAGGGTGTCATCGCTCCTGAAGATTGGGATGACATGGAAGAGCATATCCAATATGACTTCCTGTTTGACAATCACTTCAATGAACTGAAGCAACAGGAGATGATGATGCAGCGCGTCACTCTCGTCACCCAGATGGATCCTTTCGTTGGTAAGTATTTCTCCACAGAATATATCCGTCGTCAGGTTCTCATGCAGACCGAGAAGGAGTATAAGGAAATCGATAAGCAGATGAAGTCTGATATCGATAGTGGCATGGTCATCGATCCAGTTGATGTTACATCCATGGACATGATGGATCGTCAAAATGCTGCCTTCCAACCTGAACTGGATGCACAAGCTGCGGACGATAGTGCCGCAAGAGAACTAGAGAAGGCAAAGGAAATGGAGAAGTTAAAACCTGCTCCCGCGCCTGCAAAACCAAAGTCTGATAAATAAATTATACTCTCAATTATAATATGGACACACCATTAGAGTCTGAACTCGTTGATATTGTTGATTTGATTGCTGACAAGAAGCGTGGCGAAGCGTTAGATAAGATTAACGATTATCTATACGGCAAAGCACAAGACGTTATTGATCAGTACAAACAGAGTGTAGCTTCGAGCTACTTTGATGAACCTACAGATACTCCAGAAGAATGAAACTCATTACAGAAAACATTGAGGAGGTCAAACTTTTGACCGAAGAAAAAGATGGTCAAAAGCATCTCTACATTGAGGGTGTATTCCTCCAGTCGGAAGTAAAAAACCGCAACGGAAGAGTCTATCCATTTTCTGTTCTGGAAAAAGAAGTAGGTCGTTATAACGAAGAGTACGTAACCAAAGGTCGTGCTCTAGGAGAACTCGGTCACCCCGATGGTCCTACTGTAAACCTTGATCGTGTATCCCACAGGATCACATCACTCAAGGCAGAGGGCAACAACTTCGTAGGTAAGGCACGAATTCTTGACACACCAATGGGCAACATTGCCAAGTCTCTCCTTGGTGAGGGTGTGAAACTTGGTGTTTCTTCTCGCGGCATGGGTAGCATTGATAGGCGTGAAGACGCTAACTATGTTATGGATGACTTTATGCTTGCGACTGCTGCAGATATCGTAGCAGATCCTTCCGCTCCTGATGCATTTGTAAACGGCATCATGGAAGGTAAGGAATGGGTATGGGATAACGGACTCCTAAAAGAGAAAACCGTGTCTAAATACCAGGGATACATTAGTGAATCATCCAAGAGAGATCTGGAAGCAAGGACCCTACAGGTCTTTGAACACTTCCTGTCAAATCTCTAATTTAATAAATAATCATAGAAATAGCTTATAGAAATTCAAGGGGAAACTCAAATGTCAGATATGTTAAAGGAAAAATTTGAGGAGTTTGTAACTGAATCAGGTCTAGTTGTTGAAGCTGGCGATCCAATGCCAACAGTATCTGCAGCGGTTATTCCTGGTGGTGGCGGTTATGAAGCGTCTAGCCAGTCCAAGACCGAAGTCAATTCCAAGGCAGGAGCTGGCGAAGGTAAGGCAACTGTAGGCACTGATGCTGTCAACGGTTACGGAGCTCAACAGTCAGTCACCGACAATGGTGGTCCACGCCCAGACGGAAACGACGAAGGCGAAGACAATCCTGGTGCTAAAGCAGCTGCCCCTGTTGGCGCTAAAGGCGCACAGAGTGATGGTACTGCACAGACTGCTAACATCAACGATCCTGGCGATCAGGGCAAGACTCAAACCGTTGGTGCTGACGCAGCATATGCTACCAGCACTGGTCCTGATGTAACATATCCCATCAAGCCTTCCTTTGAATCCCTTGACATGAGTGCAGATGTTGCAGCACTCACCGAAGGAACAGAACTCTCTGAAGAGTTCAAAGAAAAAGCAACAACAATTTTTGAAGCAGCAGTCAAATCCAAACTTGCTGAAGAGTGGAAGAAACTCGAAGAGCAGTTTGAGACTCGCGTCTCCGAGCAAGTCGCTACTGTCAAGAGCGAACTCGCAGAAGAGGTTGGCGGTACTATCAAGTACGCTATTCAAGCATGGTTAGAAGAGAACCAGGTATCCATCGATCGTGGTATTCGCAACGAAATCACCGAAGACTTCATCGCTGGACTCAAGAATCTCTTCCAAGAGCATTACATTAATATCCCCGATGACAAAGTTGATGTCGTCGAAGGATTGACTGAAGACATTCGTAAGATGGAAGACAGCCTCAACGAACAGATTGAGCGCAACGTGAAACTTCAAAGTCGTCTAGATGAGTCTGCAAAAACTGTAATTCTGAACGTTGTTTCGGAAGGATTGGCAGATACTCAAAAGGACAAGCTGGCATCTCTAGCAGAAGGCGTAGAGTTTGAATCCGAAGAGAAGTTTGCAGAGAAGGTTAAGACCCTCCGCGAATCGTATTTCCCAGCAAACCCTGCTTCCCCTGCTGTAGAAGCTACTGACGAAGCACCAGTCGAAGGCGAAGAAGTATCCCCAGCAATGGCGGCATACCTCCAAGCAATTAATCGCTGGAACTCCTGATAATATTACATAAATTTTCCTTACCCTACAAAGCTAATGTTTAACGCAGAAAAGCTTCAGGAAAAGTGGGCACCTGTTCTTGGTCACGAAGGCTCCTCGCCTATCGGTGATCGTTATAAGAAGGCTGTCACCTCTGTCCTCCTGGAGAACCAAGAAAGATTCATGCGCGAAGAGCGCGGTATGCTAAACGAAGTTGCAGTTAACAGCCTCGGCGCTGGTACTGTTTCTCCTGCTGGCAGCGCACTCGGCAACGCTAACACTGCAGGTCTTGCAGGTTTCGACCCTGTACTGATCTCCCTCGTCCGTCGTGCAATGCCTAACCTGATGGCATACGACGTATGTGGCGTACAACCAATGAGCGGTCCTACTGGACTTATCTTCGCAATGCGTTCCCGTTACGAGAACCAAGGCGGCGAAGAGGCACTGTTCAACGAGCCCGACACTGGATTCTCTGCTGCACACGACGCTACCGCTGGAGCATATACTCCTAGAACTGGCGCTGGTGTTGGTGGCGATTCCGAAGGTAACAACCCTGCTCTCCTCAACGATTCCTCTGCTGGCACCTACGAAGTAGGTCGTGGCATGTCCCGTGAGAACCTTGAGCGTATGGGCGAAGCGGACAGACTGTTCCGTGAGATGTCCTTCAGCATCGAGAAGACCTCGGTTACTGCAAAGTCCAGAGCACTCAAAGCAGAGTACACCCTGGAACTGGCACAAGACCTCAAGGCGATCCACGGTCTAGATGCAGAGCAAGAGCTCGCTAACATCCTGTCTAGCGAAGTTCTCGCAGAAATCAACCGTGAAGTCGTTCGTACCGTCTACACCGTTGCAAAGAAAGGTGCTCAAAACAACGTTGCTAACGCTGGCATCTTCGACCTCGACGTTGACTCCAACGGCAGATGGTCGGTTGAGAAATTCAAGGGTCTTCTCTTCCAAATCGAGCGCGATGCAAACGCAATCGCACAAGAGACTCGTAGAGGAAAGGGCAACTTCTTGATCTGCTCTGCTGACGTTGCATCCGCACTTGCAATGGCAGGCGTTCTCGACTACAGCAGCGGTCTAACTGGCGCTGGTGGTCCTTCCATCGGTCAGGTTGATGACACTGGCAACCTCTCTGTTGGCACCATCAACGGTCGCATCAAGGTCTACGTTGATCCTTACGCAGCAAACCTCTCCGATAAGCACTACTATGTTATCGGTTATAAGGGTACTTCCCCTTATGATGCAGGTCTCTTCTACTGCCCATACGTACCCCTCCAGATGGTTCGCTCGATCGATCCTAACACCTTCCAACCAAAAATTGGTTTCAAGACTCGTTACGGCATGGTCAGCAACCCATTCGTCACCACCAACGGTGCATACAACGGCACCCCAGATGGCGAGCAACTCACCGCAAACGCAAACATGTACTACAGAAGAGTACAAGTTACCAACCTCATGTGATTCACGTTACAGAGGATTTTGGAGGGGTCTCACGACCCCTCTTTTTTTGTCTAAATAATTATTGGACTATACCATGGGGTTATTATGCCATCCCTAGATGAAGCAGCTGCCAGAAGAGAAGCAGCAACAGTAAAAGAATCGAAACCAGAATTAGAAAGACCAGCAAACAAACCATCAACGTTCAAGATCCTCATCGGAACCATTGGTGCATTGTTTGCAGTATCACATATCGGTCTGATTGGTTATGTAATCAGACAACCAGATGAACCACCAGTTGCACAGGTTCCAACCATTAACATCCCTCACGGTGACTACTCATCTTATACCATTGAAGCTGGTAAAGAAGGTTACCGTATTCAATATAAAGCAAACGATCCTGCCATTTTAGAATCAGAAAAATCTCTTCGACTTAATCAACACAAGAAGGGATTCCTTGGTGGTGGCACTGAAATGCGTGACGAGTATCGTAGAGATCAATATACCATGGACGGCACTCGCAACATTGGGGGAGGTGCAATAGGTGAAGAGGGAAAGCAGAATGCCAAAAGCGCCGAGTGTATCGCGGCGGACGCTGGCGCACGGAGTCAAGGTGCAATGGCAGGTAGTGCCATCGCTGCTGGTGTCGCTGTTCCTGCCGTCTCTAGCATCCCCTACGTGGGTTGGTTAGCAGGTGGTTGGGCATTGTTACTAGGACAGAAAGCAGGATCACAAGTAGGATCTACCGTAGGAGCGGTCTTTAACGACTGCTAAATAGTAGTGCTTGGGAAGCTGATATGCCTGCTGATTGGTACAAGAAACTACCTTCCAATAGAAACTTTCTAACACCTGTAGGATTTAAGTTTGTCCTACAGAGGTTTGAAGGTGTAGATTTCTTTTGCCAGTCAGCAAATCTACCCGAAGTATCTATGCCAATAACTGAAGTGGCAACGCCATTCAGATCAATCCCCATTATTCCTGGTGGTGGTGTAGAATATGGTGACCTATCGGTTCGCTTTATCATCGACGAAGATCTAGTCAACTACATGTCTGTGTGGAACTGGATCAAGGAGAATGGTAATGCAGAATCATTTGAGGGAGAGAAAGAAGGATACTCTGATGGGTTCCTAGAGATACAAACATCTAACTTTCAACCCAAATACAACGTGTACTTTGAAAGACTGATCCCAACGTCACTCACGTCAATACCATTTGACACTAGTGTTGGTGATGTTGAGTTCTTTACTGCAACAATCAATTTCAAATACACACGTTATAAAGTATGTGACTTGACAATGAAACCTTTATGAATTTCAACTCCTTACATCAACGCTTCCAGAAGATTAAAGAAGAGTGGGCACAGGATACACAAATCGACTTTCAATTCAAGAACAAACAATACACTGAAGACCTGGCACGTCTGGCGCTGGAGATCCCTTTCCAGCACAATAAATACTTAAACCATTACACAGACCTCTCACAAATTAAGACCTCGTTAGAGTTTGAATATCGCAAACTTTTGAGAGAGAAGAGGGAATACTACGGTGGAGAAGCTGACGCTAAAACCTACGCCGAAAAACCCTTTGGTAACAGTATCAAGACATCAGAAAAGATGAAAGTCTATCTGGAGTCAGACGACGAACTAATCAATACCGAAGCAAAAGTCAAGTACATTGACCAGATGCTTTACTTTCTCGATAATGTTATGAAACAGATCTCTAACCGTGGGTTTCAGATCAAGAGTGCTATTGAATGGGAAAAATTTATTAATGGAAACTAATGTCTCAACTAGTTGTCAAGAAAAAGAATGAGGTCTATCTCCAGATCTCATCGGAACCTCATGTCCATCGTGAGTTGGCAGACTACTTCTCCTTTGAGTTACCAGAGGCAAAGTTTCTAAAGCGTCAACCACGTTATAAGTATTGGGATGGCATGATTCATCTATACTCTCCTGGTACAGGTGAGTTGTATGGTGGTCTTCTCTCACACCTCAAAGAGTGGTGTAGAGAAAGACAGTATGCTATTCAATACGAGGATAATGACTGGTATGGTGAGGTAGAGGTTGAGAACGATTTCGTTTCTCCTCCTGCTGTTGCAGATTACATGAAAAATATCTGCAAGTATAAGCCCAGAGATTACCAGTACATGACTGTGTACAAGGCGCTTAAAAATAATAGAGGGTTATTTTTGTCACCGACAGGATCGGGCAAATCCCTTATGATTTATTCCATCGTTCGCTACTACGTAGCGTCGGGGAAGAAGATTCTACTGATCGTTCCTACGACATCATTGGTAGAACAAATGATAAAGGATTTTAAGGACTATGGATGGGCTGCAGAGGAATTCTGTCACACAATATATTCAGGCAAAGATAAGAATACTGACAAACCAGTTGTCATCTCAACCTGGCAGTCAATCTACAAGTTCCCAAAAAGATACTTTGATGACATTGATTGTGTTATCGGAGATGAGGCACACTTATTTAAAGCGAAGTCCCTCACAGGTATCCTCACCAAACTCCACAACGCGAAGTATCGCTTCGGGTTCACAGGTACACTTGACGGCAGCAAGACTCATAAGTGGGTCTTGGAAGGTTTGTTCGGTGCGTGTGAACAGGTTACGAAGACGGATTCGCTTATTAAGAAAGGTTATCTATCGAACTTACGCATCAAAGTTTTGATGTGCAAGCATGACTACAAATACTTTGCAGACTTCCATGAGGAGATGGAGTACATTGTAACACATGAACGTCGAAATAACCTAATTAAAAATCTTGTCAATGACATTGATGGCAACACATTAGTTCTCTTTAACTATGTGGAGAAGCATGGTGAACCATTGTATGAATTAATAAATAATCACATTAGTGACGAACGAAAAGTATTCTTCGTCCACGGTGCTACTGATACCGAAGACAGGGAACAAGTAAGAGCAATCACAGAACGCGAATCTAACGCTGTCATCATTGCATCTTACGGTACGTTTTCCACAGGTATCAACATTAAGAGACTACACAACATCGTATTTGCTTCTCCCTCCAAATCTAGAGTCAGGAACTTACAGTCTATTGGTAGAGTTCTTCGCAAAGGAGATGGAAAAGATATTGCTACCTTATATGATATCGCTGACGATATCTCTGGTCGTAGAGATAACTATACATTAAAACATCTCTATGAAAGACTTGCAATCTACCAGGAAGAGAACTTTAAGTACGAAACTATAACCATAGACTTAAGGTAAGGATGGAAGAAGAATTTTATGCAACTATAAAACTTACATCTAATGAAGAGCTACTCGCTAAAGTCTGTTATCTAACAGAAGAAGATTGTCTGCTTGTGGAAAAACCTCTACTCGTTACTCGTGCTACACAAAAGAAAGGTGGCAGACTAGTAGAGGGATTCTCATTAAGTGACTGGGTAGTATCTACTTATGAAGAACTATTCATCATAAAGATGGAACAAGTAGTAACTATAAGTGAGATGTGTACAAAGATACAAGGATTCTATACTAGACATTTATCTAGAGAAGATACTGATGTCAAAATGTCTAAACAAATGGGTTATCTAGGTTCAGTAACAGATCAAAAAAAGAAACTAGAAGATCTATTTAATAAAAGCTAGTATGTCTCTTGAACCCTTGACAGAGTTATTCTATAGGTGTTAGGTGTATTTGTCAAGCCCTGTGGAAAACTTTTGACTTGACATTCTGTTCGCTATGTACTATACTGTCTAAAGCAAACGTAAGATTATGGTTAGATCCAAACCAAAGACAGAATACTATGTAAACAACAAAGAGTTTCTGGAAGCCCTTGTCGCTTATAAAGTTCGTGTGAACGCAGCGAAGGAGTCTGGTGAGGATCGACCGATTGTGCCCAATTATATTGGTGAATGCTTTCTTAAGATTGCAACACACCTATCATATAAACCTAACTTCGTCAACTACATGTTCCGTGAGGACATGATCTGTGACGGCATTGAGAACTGCCTACAGTATATTGATAACTTCAATCCAGAGAAGTCTTCTAATCCGTTTGCTTATTTCACCCAGATCATCTACTACGCTTTCCTTCGTCGGATCCAAAAGGAAAAGCGTCAGCTAGAGATCAAGAGTAAGATCCTAGAAAAGTCTGGTCACCAAGAGGTGATGTACACCGAGACATATGAAGGTGACATGGCAGGCATGAATGCTTCCTACTCTGACATGGGTAGTATCAAAGAAAACATTGAAACGAGAATGAACAGATGACTATTGCACTTATTACTGATCAACATCTCGATGGTCGTAAGGGCAGTCTGGCATTCTGGAATTACTTTCTCAAGTTCTATGATGATGTGTTCTTCCCTACACTAGAGAAAGCAGGTATCAAAGAGATCATTGACCTGGGTGACACATTCGACAATCGTAAAACGATTGACTTCAATGTCTGGGATAGAATTCGTACTCACTACTTTGATCGCCTGGCAGATATGGGCGTCACGGTACATACAATCTTGGGTAACCACTGTGTGTACTACAAGAACACGAACGCTATCAACTCTCCTGATCTATTGCTAGGTGACTATGACAATATACGTGTCTATGATGAGGCTACTACTGTTACTATTGAGGGTAAGAGAATTTGCTTTGTCCCTTGGATCAACAGGGAGAACGAAGCAGACACGATGGAGCATCTCAAACAAACGGATGCACAAATTGTCATGGGACACCTCGAACTTGACGGATTTGAGGTGACGCCTGGTCTCAAGATGGAGCATGGTATGGACCCCAAGATCTACAAAGACTTCAAACAAGTTTTCTCGGGTCACTTCCATCACAAGTCAACCAGAGGTAACATCACATACCTTGGCAATCCTTACCAGATGTTCTGGAACGATTATGCTGACCAACGTGGATTTCATCTTTATCAACCAGCGACCAACAAACTCAAGATGGTCAAGAATCCATATGAGATCTTCAAGAAGGTCTTCTACAATGATGTAGATAAGAAGATGGATCTTGACTACTCCGAGTACAAAGATACCTTCGTCAAGGTTGTTGTAGAAGAGAAGAGAGACTACTATCAGTTTGAGAAAGTCATTGACAATCTCTACAATGCTGGAGTTCACGACATCAAAGTTGTAGAAGTTCTGGTTGATGAAGATACCAATGAGGAACCTGATCTAGAAGTCAAGGACACACTGACACTGCTCAACGAATACATTGATGATGTAGAGGTTGCCGTAGATAAAGGTGAACTCAAGAAACTTATGAGATCGCTATATATTGAAAGTTGTGAGATGGTCTAATGTCCTACATCCTAACTCTCAAAGACTTACCTGAAGGTGTCTTCTCGATTATCGATAAGGACACTGGTGACCACGTTGTTCCCATCTTTGATGAACTGGATGACTGTGAGCGTTATGCTGAACAACTATCAGATAACGAGAGTGATCTGGAGTTGCAAATGATTGAGATTGAGAAAGAATTAATCGTCTATGCATGTGAGCAGAGAGATCAAAAGTATGCTATAATTACTGTGGACGATTTCATCATACCCCCTGACGATTTTACATGATTACGTTTGAGAAAGTTCGCTGGAAGAATTTCCTTTCTACTGGCAACACCTTTACTGAAGTCGATCTAACTGCTAATAAGACTAATCTTATTATCGGATCTAACGGAGCAGGTAAGAGCACCATCTTGGATGCCCTTACCTTTTCTTTGTTTGGTAAACCTTTTCGTAAGATTAACAAGCCGATGCTGGTCAACAGCGTCAACGAAAAGGACTGTGAAGTTCACATCGAGTTTCGTATCGGACCAAATCAATTCAAAGTCATTCGGGGTATCAAACCAGCGAAGTTCGAGATCTGGCAGAATGGGGCAATGCTAGATCAATCCAGTAATGCTGCTGACTATCAGAAGCAACTGGAACAGAACATCCTGAAGATGAACTACAAATCGTTCACTCAAATCGTTGTGCTAGGTTCGTCCACGTTCGTTCCGTTCATGCGACTGCCTCTAGCACAGCGTAGAGAAATTATTGAAGACATCTTGGACATTCAGATCTTCTCTGTGATGAACACAGCACTGAAGGATAAGATGAAAACTTCTACTGAAGAAATGCGTGATGCTGACTACAATGTTGACATGGCAGAGCAGAAGATCTCCATGCAACGTCAGTTGATTGAGCAGTTGTCTACTAAAGATGAGGCAATCATCAAAGACAAGCAGGATTATATCAATCAATTGTTAGGAGAAGAAGAAATTTGTCAAGCTTCTGTATCACAACTTAATGAAGAATCACAAAAACTTTGTAAAGATTTAGACAAGTTGTCTGGGGCAAATAAAAAGTTAAACACTTTAAACAACTTGAAAGGAAAACTTACAAATAAGTGTGCAACTTATAAGAAACAACACGAGTTTTTTGAAGAAAACGACACATGTCCTACGTGTAGTCAGTCTATAACTAAAGAAGTTAGAGAACACAAAGCAGGTGTTATTAGAAGTCAAGTAAAAGAACTTGTCCTTGCTATCGAAGAACTTCGATGTAATATGTTGGATGAGCAAGAGAGATGTGACGAGCATACAGCACTCTCTAAACAGTTGAGTGATGTTCAACAGAAAATTGCTGGACACAATGCTACTGTTACTCGTATCAATAAGAACGTCAGGCAACTGATGTTGGATGTAGAAACATTACAGAATTCCAAAGACGACAATTCTGCAGAGTATGAGAAGTTAAAATACCTAGAGAAGGAACATGATGACCTGAAGCGTCAAGTTGCTCTCGTCAAAAAAGAACGAGACACTTTGCTTGCAGCAGGACACCTACTTAAAGACAACGGTATCAAAACCAGAATCATTAAGAGGTATCTGCCAGTGATGAATAAACTCATCAATCAGTATCTTCAGAACATGGACTTCTATATTAACTTCGCACTCAATGAAAGTTTTGAAGAGACCATCAAATCAAGATTTAGGGACATCTTCTCCTACGAATCTTTCTCTGAAGGAGAGAAGGCTCGTATTGATATCGCTCTGTTGCTTACTTGGCGCTCTGTCGCTAAACTTAAGAATTCTGTTGATACTAACATCTTGATCCTTGACGAGATCTTTGATGGTTCTCTTGACCAGAATGGTACAGGTGAACTAGGATGGATCCTTCGGAACTTCGATGACAATACAAACGTGTTTGTCATCAGTCACAAGGAGAGTTTGGAAGGCAAGTTCGACCGAACCCTCCTGTGTGAGAAGGTCAAGAACTTCTCGGTCGTCTCCGAGACAATTGCAGAAGCGGCATAAGGGGGTCTTCGGACCCTCTTTTTTTGTATATACTATATGCATCAACGCAAGAGACCCGATGAAGAACACCGCAGAAATCAAAGGTAACCTCGCCCGCCTGCTTGCTACCGAGAACCTCGTGGTTGAGCACCGTAAGGTCTCCACTGCATCTTTCAACGTGGA